CTCCGCCTTTTCCTTTTTAGGTTTAGGCATAGGTGTAGACTTGGACTTAGCTTTAGTATCAGGAGCTTGTTCAAGCTCAAGATCGTCAACTTTAGCACCGAAGTCAATAGCACCTTCTTTCTTCAACTGAGCTACATAAGGATCAACTTTTTTGCCGTCCTTAGATACGAACTCTTCCCAGTGTTTATCTTCAACTACGTTGAAGCCTGGAGCGACTCGTACCGTAACTCGGTTTCCGTTTTTACCAATACACTTTAGATTGTATTGGCGAGCACTGTTATTTAAAATCCCGGCCATGATTTAAATCCCCGTTGCGATTGCCAATGAAAGAGGGTAGTAGATGTTCAGACCACCCAAGCGTGAACGTCCAGGAACAACGAACTCAAGGTTCTTCTGCTGAACAGGAAGCATTTCCAATTCTACAGGAATCTCAAGCTGAAGCTTGTCTGGGCTACGATCGTAAGCAACCATAGCGTCAGTAGACAGAAGCGGGTTGTTCGCAGCAGCACATTCGTTAACAGGAATGATATCTTCCATGCTGTTCAGGTACGGACTGTTCTGTACCAGATACTGAGCAATGGTAGTATCGCTGTTAGAAGAACGTGGAGTGGACATAATGTAAGACCACTGGTTAGGTGGTAGAAGCAGAGTGTTACCTTGCTCAACCATCTTAGTAGTCTCAAAGATGTCAGCAAACAGATCGTTGACGTCAAACAGAATTTCGTCAGGAGTCTTGTTTACCCACTCTGTACCAGCACCTGGATTGACTACCGCACCAGTTGGAATATTCGGGTTGCTGAACAGGCCAGGAAGACCAGCTTCAGAGTCACCGAAGAACGCAACATCGTTAACCACTTGTTCGTTAGAACGACGAGCAGCATTAGCACGACGCTGATCCAGTGAAGCACCAGTCAGTTGAGAGGCTTGGATTTCATCCAGGTTGTAACCGTAGGAAATACCTACAGAACGAACCGGAATAGTTGTTTCCTTACCCGCAACATCGGCACGAGGCAGATCGTCAGCATAAGCGTTGATGATCTTAGCAGCACCCGCCATATCGTAAGTACGATAGGTGATAGAGGTAATGCCTGGACCACCTTCGTTAGATACAGGGAACAGCATACGAGCTTTCAGTTCAGCATAACGAACGTCATAGCTACGAGCCTTGATGAGTTCCAACTGACGCTGGAAGAAGAATGCACCGTCGGCATCAACGATACCGTTATTCAGTGCGGTTACGACAGCACCATCAAGCTGAACTTGCTTGCCGTCTTTAGCGGTTACAGTTCCGATCATACCGTCAAAGGCAAGAACCGAACCGTCGCGAAGATTGAACTTTTTCATCGTTTCAGTTCTCCTTATGCGCCAGCGGTAGTCGCTGAGGTTTCGATACGGATGACAGCCAGTTCACCAGCAGCAGCAACAGTTTCCCAAGTTGCTCCATCCAATTGAGTTTCACCAGCAGCGGCAGCACCAGCGTCAAGAACGCCTGTCGCATTGGTGTATTTGACAGCATCACCTGGATTACAACCAGCAGGGCAAGTCGCCCAGATATAACCGTCACGCAGGATACCAGCAGACTCGGTTTCATTCCACTGAATAGCACCAGTATTCGCAGCACCTTCTTTATCCAGTGAACGAATGGTAATACCGAGGAAATCAGTACCGCCTACAACGACCTGACGTTCTTTGTCAGTACCACGACTGACAGCAACACCGAAACCGATACCAGCTACCGTTTCAACAAGGCGAGAAACAATATCGTGGGGAGCTTGAGCATAGATCAAACCCGCATAGGCTTTAGGTTGCTTGATTTCGTATGAAGTTTGAGCGCTCATTATTTAGCTCCTCCTTTCCAAGCAGATTGGCTGTCAGCCATCATCTTTTCACGGGCGATGACGTCAAGCGGACGATTGTCAACATCTTTACCGTCGTTGTCTTTAACCTGTTGGCTAAGGGCATCGTCAAGGTGTTGTTGACTGTTACTTTCAACTGATTCCACCAACATATCAAAACGAGCGTTGATGTAATCCGCAGAAACTGAATCCAACTGGACATTCGGGCACTTGGCGGCAACCACTTCACGACGAAGAGTGTCAGCGTCTTTACCTTCCCACTGAATGTCTGGCATAACTTTACGAACAGTATCAACGATACCAGTGCGTTCAGTTACCAACTTATCAAGGGTGTCGGTAGTTGGGATTTTAGACTTAGCGTCATCAAGTTGAGCTTGAAGAGCGTCGTTGGTAGCTTTGGATTCTTTTTCCTTAGCTTCCATCTCGTCTTCTTTCTTCTTGAGATCCTCGTCTTTTTCTTGGGTTTCCATTTCGGCATCTTTCAGACGTGCTTGCAGTTTGCCAACCGCTTGAGCAGCCTGATCGGACACTTCAAAGTCAACCCCATCAATGGTGATTTTAGCCATAGTGACTTCATCTCCTAGTGTGGGTAAATTATCGGCCACTCTGCAAGCAGGTCCAGCGCGACCACGTTCAACGATAGCAATGTGATTGCCTTTAATGTTTCTCTGGATGGCGTCGTACTGCTCACCATCCGGAGTAACTCCTGGAGTCCATTCAATGTCTGCCGTGTATCCATTGGAAAGCTCGACCTTACCGCTTTCAATGTTCTTGATAGCATCTTCGTCAGTTACATGAAGGACAGTCTTTGCGAACATGCCGTCCCGAGTAACTTCGGGTCCAGACATGCCGACTGAGTATTGGCGCGAATTGCGTGAATTGACCAATTCGGGCGGGTGATTGTTTGTGACAGGCTTATTAGCGAAAGAGATAAGTGATTCGTCAGTAAACACTTCATCTTCTGGACGGTAAACTCTGACGATTTCTTTTGGGTCTTTATCTGTCAGACCCATCTCTACCGCCAGATATTCCTGAATACCTGTTCGAGAGATACGAGCTGGGACTTTAAGGAAGCCCTCATCGGTATACTCTCTTTCAGTGGTTATATTCAGTCTATCGGTAAGAAACATTTATGGATCCTTGTGTTTTAAATCAATATTATTTTAAGTTCTGTCTAAAAACAAGTTGAAGACCAAACTTTCATCGCGCTATAGCTTAATAATTGGTTGAGCTACACAACGACACTGAATATCCTGACCAGGATGTCCGGTATCTTTCGGAGGGTCGTCCCATCGGAATACCTTACCATTCTTTGAACGGTGAGAGTCACGCACCCTGTCATCACCAGCCGTTCGCCAAATATATTCTTCCACACCAAGGTTCTGTTGACGCTGTTGGTTCAAGGCTGAGTTGAGTTTAGAAGTTTGGTCACGAGCAATTAGTTTCGCACGTTTTGTCGTAGACTTACCTGTCTTCATTATCTGCTGAATCATTGATCCAGCGGTGTTACCTTGAGTAGTACCTGTGAAGACAATAGTTTCTATCTTCTTAAAGTACTCTTCAGGAATAGAACGAATAAGAGCTACATTTTCACGGGTTGTGGCTACCAGAATATCTTCAAGGTTTTCATTCTGAATAATACTCTGTAAATTCACACCTACGCTTTCTTCAAGAGCAGAATAGAACCGACGCTTGTTAGTATCGTTGGTGTTTGTTACAAACGAGTTAGAAACTATTTGAGCATTCTCATTTATATCCACATACCTACGACGCAAACGGTTAAACGCTTCTTCCAGTGTACGAGCATAGGCGTCATTCACATACTCAGGTTGTAGCTGACGCAGAAGAGGAACAATCTGCGTAGCTACATCTTTCCGTAACCGCTTAGTAAGAAGATCCAGTTGTTTACGATACTTGACTTCCGGATTCTTCGGGGTCTTCACCGGACGTCCTTTCCTCTTCTTCTCCTTCTTCAACTTCCCGTTCAGTTCCAAGGATATCGTCGTCGGTATCGGTGTCAAAGCCATCATCTGGTTCCTCTAGTTCTTCGATATCTTCATCGGTAATATTTGTATAAGTGCCTTCTTGTTTCAACTCTTTGGCTACGGTAGCTTCGTCAACAATATCACGATCAAGATACAGGGCATCACGTTGAGCATTTACAAACTGTAGATCAGCTATCTCTTTAGGTGTCATTTGGAATAGTGACTTAAACTCGTAGTCCAAATCAATTTCTTCAGACAGCCCCAAGCTACGAGCCATGATTTCATCAAAATAATCAAGCTTCGGTTTGTAGTCTTTCTTCTGTGCAGAACGGACAGTGTCATAATAGTTCTTAAGGTCGCCCTCACCAGTAGCGTTCAAGCCGTTTGCAGAAGACCCTAGAAGACGCGTAGCGGGAATATCACTAGCAGCACTAAGGAACAAGGCGTAACGGTCTAACAGGTCTGGTAGACCACTGAAGGTATTCGTCTTATTCTGGAAGTCTTCCTCATTATCAAGGAGTAACATATTGTTGAAGCTTTTCAGCATACCAGCTAAGGTGAAACGCTTACGAAGCAATGACTCACCGTCAGACGTTTGCAGGTATCCCATCAAACCTTTAACTTTCATTATATCTACGTTTGTTTCGTATACCATACTAGAAGCACCGTCAGCGGTTGTGTTGAAGTTAATCAACGCTTCGTAAATACGGCTTAACACAGAATCAGAATAGTAGTTGTTACGGCGGAATTCATCAAAAGGAAGTTGGATACCATCAAATCGTAGAACACGACTATGGTGAATCTTAACGCTGGTTTCATTAAAGCGGTAGAACTCAGGCATACCAAAGTTCTTATTCATAGGGTCAGCAATAGGTACGACTTCTGCATTGCTAACTCGGTGACGGTCAATAGCGTGAATATGACGTAGACCACCTTTCTTGATTTTATTCAAGTCAAGAGGTTTGTCTGGTGTCTGCCCGTCATCAATTGACATAACGATAAAGGCTGTACCATACAGTCGCGCCCATTTGTGAGCCTGATTAAAGTTGCCCGATAGATTTACACGGTCTTCTTCATCTTCTAACTGCTTAACTACGTCAGGATCAATGTCGCCAGTAAACTCACGCCATTCACGGGTCATATCATCAGGGATAATATCAACGACCTTACCAGCAAGCCAGTCAGTTCGGTACATTGCATTCAGTTCGTCTTGCATACCGTCGCGTGACAGTTGCTTATTATTCACGAACCGTGAGTGATGTCGTTTGTCTTGTTCAGTACCTAACTGAGCGACGAGGTTTTCCAAGCCATCTTTTAGCTGTTGCTCTTCGTCTGATAGGATCCTGGCTTCTTGAACATTTTCGCTCATTTAAGTCACCTTATTAAGTTGAGTTAGTTTAGTTAGGTTTGAAACCTACCTTTACCCTATATAGCAAATAAATCTATATTAAATAAATTCCCTACATATTAAAAGGTAAAGGTAGAAACTAACCAAACTAACTTTTACCCTTCAATTTGTCAGAGTAATTATCGTAATCAGACATCAGTTTATCAAAGTGAACACCTTTACTATCTTGTCGGTGCTTATTAGCTTCAATAGCACGAGCCTGCTGCATTGCTTTAGACTTTGAATCTGGACCAGTGTAACAGAAACCTTCTTCTCCCCACTTATGTCCAGATTCGCCGTTCTTTGTGCAAGTCATCAATGGCATGGTTAGGCCGCATTAAATTGGAAGAAACCATTCAAGGAAGCTTCGTGTAAAGCTAAGCCTGTCAGGTTATCGTTAATACGAACACCAAAGATATCACCTTCGTTTAACTGAATACCTTCAGAGTAATCAAACAAGCTGAATGAGTAAACCGCTAAACGGGAAGAACCAGATAGGTCTACAAATTGTGAACTCGCACCGATAGCAAAGAAATCAGCAGCTCGTTTGATAATCGGTGTCAGCGGTACTTCTTGACCACCGATAATGGTGTATAGAGTTACGCCATTGGTAAGAGGTCCAGATACACTACCGTAGTCATCAAAGCTAGTGTTACCCGCATCGCTGACAGAAAAACTAATACCGTCTATCTGAACATAACGGTTAGCTTCTGCTTGAAAGAAAAACTCCTGAGGTGTCACGGAGCCGTTTGCATTCATGTTAGGGTCGCCAGTCAAAGTTCCGTCATCCGTAAAGCTCCGCTGAATAGGGAACCTCCGTGGATCAGCAATTTGTCTGTACGATTGTCTTAGTGAACTCATAGTTCGTTTCCTTCTAGTAGGTTAATCCGGCCTACATTGAATTGGAATTGTAAAGCATTTCTTCAAATACTATCAGATCCTCAACGGCATCCATTGTCGGGTCTATCTGATCGTCATGCTTATGCGTCATTAAAGGTGTGAATTTACGAAACTCTTCTTTATAATCATGTAACCATTCTGCATTCGCAGGAAGGTGGATATAGCCACTGGCAAAGTATTTCACCACACCCATCGCCCGTAGAACCTTGTCAGTGTTACGCTGTATAGGTTCTACGGGAATAAAATAATCTTTCTTAATAGATTGTATCAAAGAACTACCAGAACTCTTATCCTCAATCTTAACAACTTGCGCCCCTAACGGTTTGAACTGTGTCGGCTTATGTTTGTTCCAGAACTCAACCAGTTTAGATTCTAGTTCTGGAGCTTCCCATTTGCCTCGGAACTGATCAACTAAGAAAATACCCTTACTCATTGATCTAGCCCAAAGCTGAAACACACTGTAGTCATTTCGTTCAGCGGTTTTCTGTGCGGTATCTCCATAGATACGCATCACATCTATATCAGGTGGGAGCACATCATAGGCTTTCCAGTAAGCATCCTTGAACATACCGCCGCCAAGAGGACTCGGGTTTTGCTGGTACTGGCTGGCGAAAGTGTACTTATCACCCTCTTCTAAGACCCGTAGTTTAGGCTTGTCCTGTTTAAAAGCCCATAGCGGCTCTTCTAACGGCACTTGTTCTGGGCATAGGGTAAGTATAGCGTCTGTACTAAAAAGCATACTGAGCTCCGCTGTGAAGAGCCTGTAGAATACCGTTTAGGTCTATACGCTTACCGTGTGTATAATCCTCTGGATACTTACGGTTAATTTCCTCGTCACTCAATAGTGTCGGGATGGTTAAGTGATGCCAAATATCACCCGAACCACCTTTAAGAAGGTAGCCAGAAAGGTCATCTTCGTGAATACGCTGCATGATAACAATCATTGGGATTGTCTCTACAGCAAGACGTGAACGCATCGTATTATTGAAACGGTTGTTAATGGCGTTCCGTTTAGGTACGGAATAAGCATCATCAGGTTTCACAGGGTCATCAATAACAAAGGCTCCAGTGAAACCCTCTTCCATGCGACCAGCACGGAAACCAGTAATCTGACCACCAGCAGCAGCGGCCATCATACCTCCTCCGTCTTCCGTGAACCATCGTTTCTTACCTTTGGTGTCTACTCGGACATCCATAGGCCAGAGTTCTTGAAACTCAGGTAGCTGAATAGTCTCTTTAATTTTGGAAGAGTTTTCTTGTGCAAGGTCGGCAGAATAAGAAGCGTGAATATATTTGGAACGTGGATTTAACGCCAAACCACGAGCAATGAAATTCAATACCGCTTGCTCAGTCTTGGTATAGCCTGGAGCGATGTTGATAATCAGCCTATTTACCTTGCAATCATAAACCGCTTGAAGCACATACTCAATGACATAATGATGCCAGTTACGAAGCATCTTTGTTCCTTCGCGATGCTTGAAGAAGTATCTCATAAACTGGATACCGTCATTTTCAAGCATATACTTCAGCATCCGCTTTTCATTAAGCGACCAAGGTTCCATTTCATCAAGAGCTGTAGTATCATTAGAAGTCGTCATTAAACTTCTCCTTGAACAACTCTATTTCTTCCTCAGTCAAAGGGTTGTCAGCAGCAGATACAGGTCCAGAACCAGCTCCGTTGACTTCTACCTGTTTGCGCTTGGCATGTAGGTATTCGGCGAGGGTTTTACTAGCGGTGATAGACTCGGACAGAGTAACCGTGTGATATTTGAAATTGTTCATCACGAGGTCAACAATCTCATACCAATCACCTTTAGAAATGTCTCCATCACTAAAGCTATCAATCTCCATTACGAGTTCATATATGGAAGAAAGTCTACGAGGGTCTTGCCCGTTCATCACCGCTTCTAAAAAGACTAAGGGATCCTTCGCCTCACCCTCATGGATGAGTTCCCTTAAATCTTTAACTGTGAGCGGTTTATGTGGCATAGGGTAAATCTATATTTCCGGCTTTGGTTAGCCTCAATATAAATTAGAACCCTGTAGAAGTAAATTTAATTGGAAGAAGCAGGGTTAGAAATCGTCAGGACAATAAGGGTAATCATCCTCGGAAGGCTCTTCAATTTCAAGTTGTAGATGTTCACCTGGATTATAATGCTTGGCTTCAATGTAGCACTCAGCCTCAGAAATAGATTCCTGACCAGTAGCTACATCACAATGATTGCCAGCGTTACAGTTGCAGAACTGACAGGCTGAGCGCACATTATAGAAATAGAATTCGGTGAACGCTGAACCAGTACAACGTCCACCGATACGATGAGGGAATGGGTAGGCCGAACAATTACATATCGGTCTGTCGTCGCGTTTACGCTTTCTCATTACGCTTTGCCAATAGTGTCTGAAGTCGCAACCATGCTTCAGCCTGCTCAGTAGTAATGTCAGGATCACATGGCGACTTGTCTATATACTCAATAGCTGCGAAGAAAAGTTGACGATACTTTTCAAGGTCTAACAGCTTCTGCTGACAAGCCTTAATAGAATCGTAATCACCTTGGACAAATAGCTCACCCGTACCGTCGCCGACACCGAGTTTAGCTTGAGAGCGATACTGGTCACGTTCTGTGCGAATATTATTAGCTACACGAGCCAAGTCAAGAGCTTCTTCACGAGTGACTCTTCCTTTGGTACGTTGCAACTCAATGTCAATAACAACTTCAGACACTATTGTACCGTCTTCAAATTCATGCTTTATTGGCTTAACCATTTCACTGTTCTCCTAGTTTAAGAAACGACTACTGACTTCAGCACTAAGGTCTATAAGAATATCCCTGTCACTGAAAGCAGGGCTATAATCCGGTCCGACTTTGACTTCTTTATTAACATGGATACGAGAAAAGACAGTCAGATACTTAGTGTGAGGCTTTTCGGTAATAGTAATATGGATCCAATCAGGAAGTTGTTTAGGCTCCATGCGATACCCGCGCTCAGCAGGATATTCAACCCGACACAATAGGTGATCGTACCTTCTAACCTTCATTACTGTTCTCCTGTTTTATAATAGAAATCACCTTCAGGAGTCACTTCACGTACAGCCAGCACAACACCATCGGAAACCAGCTTGACAGTCGCCTGTTTCTTACCTCGGATAGAGGAACGCTTGAAACTACGCTTCTCAGTGACCGGAATGTTAGGATTGAAGAGGATGTCTTCAAACTGGTCTTTGGTTATACGCTGCATGACTGTGACTCCTGTATTAACTTGAACTCAGTATAGCTCGGCTTAATACGGAATGCAACTATAAATCATCCTTATGTCGTTCGCCGAGTAACTTGCCGAAACGAGGGATACCGTCACGACTTAACTCTTGATAGCTGAACTTGTATAGACGACCATATAGGTTCTCACGGTTGTCCCACATCTCCTTCTTGATAGCATCTGTAAATCCAGGTCCGAAACCTACCTTGAATTGAACGCCATTCCAATCCATAACGCACGAACCAGAAGTGTCAGCAGGTACTTGACCGTCTTTGGCTGATGACCGTTTAGCATGGCCGAGTTCATCACGTTCAAGCTCGTTGGTGTTTGTCATCTTCTCAATGATTTCAACCAGTGTAGCCTCGTCATCAAAGAACCGCTTAACCTTGAGGAGGATACCCTCTTTAACAGTAGAACGTCCGTGCTTGTATTTACCGTCAGGCTTACGGAGCATTATGCCCTCGTAACCTTCGTTGACACACTTGTCCAGGTAGGCTTCCAGTTCTTCTTCATTGTTGATTTGCACTGGCTTGAGTATTTCACAGCGTGGATGCCAATCAAGCTCTTCGTCTTCAAGATACTGTAAACGACCTGCATAGCCGAACGGCTTTTCAGGTTCATCAGGATCAAACTCAACAACCTTATCCCACATATCAAATACATGGAAGAAGAAATCAGGCTCACCATCACGTGACATAATAGCAGAGCTGACAGCGTTGAAATCACCCTTAACCATAAGCTCACCGTCTAAGCCGTTAAGCCCTGCAAGCTCTTCTTGAACAAACTGGTTAGGGATAGGTTTCATGGTGCGTGACATTGCCACACCTTCAACCATAAGACAACGAATCCCGTCTAGCTTAGGGGTAGCCAGAACGGGATATTGGATTTTGTCATACTCGGCTTTCTTAGCCAGCAAGGGTTGGATTACGTTAGTCACTGATTTGTATCTCCATTCTACCGTCGCTACCTTGAGTGGTGCTGATATCAACTTGGTTTATTTCAGACATACCTATGTCTATCCAGTTAATTTCAACCTCATTACCTTCTATGTTTCTAGCTTGCAGATGTAAATCTACAACTTCTTTAAACTCAGCCCAGTTCATCAGTGTAACACTCCTTCAACTTTGATTTCTTGAACCTCGCCTGGAACCATGTAGTTAGCCTGGATACCCTCAGCTCGGCATTGAAGTTCAAATATAACACACTCTTTCCCATCACGCACGATAACAGGTGGGATACCGAATTGAAGACAAAGCAAGGTAAGAGGATTGTGTTGTTGAACAGCCTCGCCACAATTAGGACAAGTGGTATCTGACTCATCAATCATATTCGGGCAGTGCGGACACATTACTTCAACCATAACATAAACTCCTATTTATGATTCCACCATATACGAACACGAGTTACCGCCAAATGACCGAAACCATAAAGCGCAGACAAACACCCCCAAGCGATAGAATGCTTATCCTGATCTTCGCCTGTACCTGCTAAAATCAGTATCATACCAAGGGTGATAAAGAACCAGCTAATCAACTTATGAAACTTGAGACGCTTGCTAGTTAGCTGAGTAGTAACTGTTATGTTTTGTTGCTCATCCATCTTACTTCTCCTGATTAGGGTTTAATATACGATTCCACATCATTGTGATGTAGCCTGCCTGAAACTTAGCATCTTCAAGAGCATTGTGAAAGCCCTTTCTGTTTGCCGACTTATTAAAGCCACCGCGAGCTGACTCGTACATATCCAATACAGTACGGCAGTCACGAACATTCCAAAACTTCCAAGGGATATCAATACCGAGTTGTCTATAAGCGTGTTCAAGACATGAGATGTCAAATGTTGCACCGTTACCCCACACCTTACAGTCTTTCGGTAACCACTCTGCAAGGGTAATTAGAGACTCTTCTAGATCGTCCAAACCATCAAGAGCAGCCCTAGCCTCTTTAGACTGCTTTGACCACCACTCCTGAGTTTCCGGACAGATGAAACGATCCTGGCTTTCCCAGTCAAGTTCCATATAGAAAGTCTCTTTGCTGACTTTACCATAACGAGGGTCAAATATCACAGCTCCGATAGAGACGATAGCCATTTCGGGAACCTTACCCATCGTTTCAAGATCAATCATTACGTGTCTGAGTTTACTGTTCATTAGATTTCTCCGTTCTGAATTTAACATCGGCAGGGTTAAACCGTACATCTTGAATGTCTAGAGTTACAATTTGACCTGTATCTTCTTCAACAACTATAGCACTGATAGACGTGAACTCTAAAAAAGTATATCGACATTTATCTTTCACGCTTGAAACTTTCAAACCGAATAGCGGATGTTTCATGATTCTATTACTCCAAATTGAGTGGCCGAAGCCGAAGGGTTAGTTTAGTTATCTTTTTCCGACCCTAATACTTATACACATAATTAGATTCACATATTTAACAAATCTTTTTATACATATCTATATTAGTACCCTTCAAAGATAACCTTACTAACCCTTAGATTTAATTTCCAGAAACTTCAGCCATAACACCACTGAAGTTTCTAACCTTACTAACCCTACAACTTTAAAAGTCGTCAAGATCATCTTCCTCTTCATGATGTATGAGTTTACCACCATAAACCTTTAGCACATTACCGCCTCCAGGCTTGACAATGAAGCCGAGGTCTATAAGGTCGCGTTTGAAGTGCTGTTTCTTCTTACGCATCTTATCCTCAATATCATTCTCTTGACACCATGATTGATAAGTTAGATCGTAAATCGTACCGAAGTCTCCGACACAATCCTTAGCATTGGTACTTTCAATGTTTTCCTTAACAAACCTAACAACATTGTTCGCATGACCTAGCCATTCTTCTTTGGCAAGTTTGCACGACTCAGGTTCTTCAAAGCGACCGCGATTACGCAACCTTTGAAGTCCCTCAAGCATGAAGTTTAAAACTCCTGACATTTCTTGCGGGTCTTGTAGAATCTTAATCGGGCGATCTAGGTCAGCAGAGTTGTCTTTATCAAACTGGCGGTTGAATGGAATGACGTTAGCGCGACGAAACATACCGTGTGATAAATCACGTGTTGCTGGGAAACCATTACTACACATAATAAGATTCCCTGAGTACATGAAGTTGAAGGCTTCGCTCCCTTTAGGGTTAGCTTCCATCTTAGTGTTCTCAGATAGCATCTTCATACCAGCATCTTTCAACAGGTAGTTAGCCGGAAGTTCCTCAATAATAACGCTGAGCTTTCCAATCAAACTGTTTGCCGCATGGTTGTAGCTTTCGTTAGAACCAAGTGACAACAACTTAACTCCAGTCATTAACTGAGCGTCTTGTAAAATACCCTCAAGAATCTTAAGTATAGTTGATTTACCGTCACCGCCCGGACCTCTGAACAACCACCAAGAAGCGATATTCTTATAAGGCTGAATCGTGTAACCGAGCATTTCACCAATATGACGAACCATGTCTTCCGTGTCAGGGAAGTGTTCAAATATGTCATACAGTGTTTCTTTAAACAGCGGACAATCAGCACTAGGGTCGTAATCCACATTAAGGCAGTTCAACAAGTACGAACGATAGTTATGCGGTTTAAGTGTGTGGCTACCATCACGCTCAAGCCATAACTCGCCATTCTTACAGTTGATAACACTATGCGGAAGTTCTGTGCGATGTAGCTTATCCTTTAAGGTTGCGACACCAATCCTACTGAGCTTAACAGCTTGATTGATAAGACTAAGCTCCTGACCATCAATATCCATCTTTTCTTTTAATGAATAGAGGGTTGTTTGCACGAGCTTACCCATGAACTCATCTGATAAAGGTATCCAGTGAGTGTTCCGGAATCCGTACAGCATACCGCTCGGTGGACAAGTAAGATGCTTACCTTTATTGAAACTAACCTCTAATGTCTTGTCAGATATCAGGCGACCTAAGTCTCTATTGATTTTGGCCTCTAACTCTTTAAGCATTTGGTTGATAGCACTCTTGGATAATTTAGTTTTATCTTGGAGTACCTTAGTAGCACGAACAGCCTCGTACATATCAGCGTTCTTGATAAGACGTAAACACTTGGCTATTTCTTCACCGGAAGGATCCTGAGGTAAATCGTTACATGCTATTAAAGCCGCACCCTCAACACCATCTTCCATTTCAGGATCATCGTAAATGTCGCTAATATCAATTTCTGATGCGATACGTTTAGCCTGATTTAATAACTCGGCCTCTTCTGTATCCTCATCATCAATTTCTAAATCAGCTTGGCTTTGGAAGCTCAACATAGCTTTGACGCCAGAGCTGTCTTCACCATGTTTATCAAGCTCGCGAATAAGAGTGCCTATTGTGTATAGGTTATCTTTCTTATCATCCAATGAAGCCCATCGTGAACGGATTTGGTTTTCACTATCACGGTACTTAGGGTCTTGAGTACACCAGTAGACAAACTCGTCAACACCTTCACCGTCTGTAGCATGGTGAGCTCCACATAGTAGTGGGAACCAAGTGTCATTGTCGTCATAATCTGTAGCTTCAAGATGCTCAAGAATCAACTCAGATAATTGCGTACCAGTTAAGCTACCTTTACCGCTTGTATATTTACCCGAGTCAGGCTTAGCTTCGCGCTTAATCTTAGCCAGGATATCTTCAGGCAATACAGCGGGTTCGGCTTCGTTTTCCCAATTATAATATTCACCGCTCGGGTGCTTACTACCAGCACAAAGAACCTGACGCCCTTTACGCTTAAACTCAACACCAGGAAGTTCTTCAATAGTTTCACGAAGCAAACTATAATCTACATTTTCAGGTAAGGTACAGTAGATATGCCAACCGCCGCCGCCAGTACGGACAACAGGTAATTCCCAAGTGAGTTCTTCAAAATCAAAGAAGCCGAATAGTTCTGCGATTAAGGTTTCACAATCCTCACCCTTATAGTTGCGAGGGTCAAGGTCGATAATAACTTGGTTAGCAGCAATGCGAAGACCGATGTTGTAACCGTTTTCAATCCAACCTTTATAAGCGTCCCGCTTATACTCACGGTTAGTCCAATCATTATGTAACGGAGTCTTTCCTCGCTTAACACCTTTAACCTGTTTGTTCCAAGTATTGATAGGTATTAAGTCTGCTCCGGCTTTAATATACGGTTTTAATTGTTCTTTCTTGTATGTCATCCTAACCTCCACTACAGGTCTGGACGTAGACGTGACATAGGAAAGTCATTAGCTAAAGCAGGGTGTTTAGCTACGAGTTCAGCCCCTCCTTTACTTATTAACCCTCTATCGACCCAACTGTTAATAGTAGGTAAAGGCTTACCTAGCATCTTTGCCAAGTGGGAACGCCCACCAGCAAACTCTATAAGCTCTTCTAATGCGGCTTTACGCATTGTCTTGAGCTGGTCTAATGTATATGGGAACATACGGCCTCC